GACACATGGCAGTAGCAAGGGCAGGATTCGAACCTGCGACCTCCGGGATATGAGCCCGGCGAGATGACCACTTCTCCACCATGCCAAACGCCACACTAACGCAGTGGCTGCGGTGGGTTCCCAACGTCCACAGTTTGCAAATTGCGGGGAGGCCTTCGTTCCACCGAAGCTGTCAATAAATAGAAAAGCGAAATCCCAAACGCCTCGAATTCGACACTCGAGGCTGAGAATTATCCCAGGACTTCCACGGCGAGCCGGTCTTCATCGACCGCTGCAACGCCGTAGAGCACGTCAATCACGTGCTTGGTTGCGAGTGCGTCTGAGTCCCACTGGCGTGTGTAACGCAAGGTGATGCCTGTGCGTGGGTCCACGATCACGGAGCCAATGGCACCAGACCCAGCCTCAGGGAGAGGCAACCCGCGCATTGCCAGCACAAAGGCATCGCGATGGAATGCGATATTGTGGGTGGTGTCTGGTGTACCAGCCGTCACCGGAACCAACTGCGACATGTAGCAGTTGAATCCATAGATCCGACCGAGCTCGGCTTCTGTGAGCGCGTTCCCGCCATCACCGCGTTGGTTTGCTGCCGTGAACTTGCCCAACGCGAGGAGCGCGATCTCGTCCTTCGGAGACACGATGAGATTACGCCCCATTGCAGGACACTTCTGCACATTAAGTTGCAGGCGCGCTTGCAAGAGGGTCGTGTCATCAATATCCGTCCCGGCGGTGCCTACGTCGTTGGCGATATTGGCATAGAGCTCCAGAAGGTCAGTCTCAATCGTCTCAGCAATCGCCATCATCCCGTCTTGCACATAGTTCACAGCGTCTGCGATGGCCTTCGCTGAAGCATTGTCCTCCAGGTGCCAGGACACATACTTGTGCTTATTGAGGACCACCGGAACCTTAGTGTTGGTGGGAGTGTCTGCCACAACGTTGGTGTTGGCTGACTTGTCCTTCACCGTGACCGCACCGCGCTTCACGATGTTGATGGTGTCCCCAACGGTGGCCACCTCATTGCTGGCATCACGGTTGATGAGATTCGCCATCACCAGGTTGGCGGAAAGGGCGCCGATTGCCTGTGCTGCCCAAAACTGAGGGATAGCGTCAGCTGCTTCTGTGGTTGTGATATTAGCCATGGTCTCGTTTCCTTAGACTTTAGATTTAGAGACGAATCTTCCCGGCCTTTGCGAGCTCAAGGATTTGTGAGGCGTTAGCCTGCAGGTACTCGAGGTCGTTGGCCTTCGATGCGTCCCATGGTTGTTGAATGGGTGGTGGGGTCCCAGCTGGGCGCCCCTGAGCTCCAGCGCCTGGAGCCGACTGCACAAAGTGCGGGTTCTCGTCCAAAAAGGACTTCACGAACGCGCTCACGGGCAGCTCGTTGCCTTTGCCGTCCAATGCGGGTTCACCGTTCGGACCAGCAACGTAAACATTGCCCTCATCGTTGACTCGAACACGGTCTCTCAGGAGCGCCGCAACCTGATTAGGTGCGATGGCCCTGTGCTGCCCCGCGGCCTCCAAGAGCGTGGTCTCCACCGTCTTGGCTTGATACTGCTGCCGGAACTTTGCGAGCTCAGCGTCTCGCTTTGCAATCTCAGCGTCCTTTTCCGCCTTGATGCGGTCGGCCAGCTCCTTGTATTGCCCCGACTTCTCGAGCTCCTCTTGCTCCTTCTTCCGGGTGTCATTGACCAACTTGGACACGTCGTCCCAGGTGTTGAAACCAAGAGCCTGAAGTCGTTCTTCATGTTGCCGGCGTTCGCGTGCCAGACGTTGTTCGACGATTGCGTCGATGACCTCCTGAGACATCGTTGAGGTAGGTTGGCCTGGAGTGCCCGGATTTGCCGGGGTGCCCGATGCTGGAGTCTGGTTGGTTGTGGTCTGGTCCGCGGGAGCTGGTGCACCGTTGGGGGTCTGAGTGTTCGTGTTCGTGTCGCCCATGCCTTCCTCCTTCATCACGTGGCCGGGTGGCATGTGGTGTCCCGGTCAACAAAAAGAAAGGCCGCACCGGAGTAGTGCGACCTTGAAATGCCCGTGCGTTGTTCCTCCTGGGCGCGAGGCCCTTCCAACTGCGTCACTGCACGTTCACGACGCGGCGGTAGCCGTCACAGGGAGTTCTGTGCGGATGTAGTACGTAGCTCTTCCAAGATGACCTCGAGCTCTGGTCCCTCAATGTGGCTGCCGAGTCGGGCCTTGGTTGCTAGAATCAAATTCTCAATGTGTGCCGTGCCGGTGCTCACCAGCGTGGCGTATTTGAGCGCGTCATCGAGCTCGGCGTTTAGGTCGCCGGGGTCGAAGTCGGTTGGGTATTGTCGCGTGCTCAATGGCTCGCTACTTTCGATGCCCATCCACTTGAGCGCCAACCAGTCCACATAGGTCTCGGCAGCACTCATGCGCGCAGCGAACTTCGCCAACAACGCGTCCTTGTCCATCGTGAGGTATGAGAGAGCGATACCGGTTTGAACGTGCTTCGATTCCTCGTTTACCCGTCCGAGGCCGGATAGCATCCGGATGGCGCCTTCGGTCTTCTCGATTTCCTGACGCAAGACCTGAATCTGCGAGACATCTGGGCCGAGGTAGAACGGCGGATTACTCACGGTGTCTGAGTACGGTATGGCTCCGTATGCCGAGAAATCGACCTTTGCGAGCTGGTCCCACGTGCTCTCAGGCACTGCCATGATGTTGAAGACGTGCGCCGCGATCTGCTCATCGATGAGACTCTGCAGATTGGTCAGCCGCCGATTCATCGGGGCAATGTCTCGAATCGCTGAGGGAGCTACCAGCTCGCCATTCTCTCGCCGTCCCCAGAAGACGATGACGACCGGAACTTCACCGCATGGATGAACGCCGCGGTCAATAACGACTTCTTTTACAACCTTGTCTTCACCTTCCCCCGATTCTTCCTCAACAACGAGGATCCATTCGTCGCGCGTCCAGATTCGATACTGGTAGGTGATGCCGGGGTGGTCTTCATTCCACGTGCGCCGGGTGTCTTGAGTCTCGCGAATCTTGACCCACTGCAGGATGCCCCTCGAATCAACGTCCCAATCGATGATGTTCTCAGTGTCAACCAGGTACGCGTAGGGGCGCACGCCCTGAGCCATCTCATCGGCGCGTGTTCGCACTTCGCCGGCACCGTTCGTGCGGTCAACCACGATGGCGACTCGACCACCACGCTGAACGAGCTGCGCCGCGCTCTCGTAGAACTCATCAGCACCGTTGCCCAAAAGGTCAATATCTTCCCAAAAGGGCTGCAGAATGTTCGTTGCCCTCGGTTCTGCCGTGCGCGGAATCGACTCGCGGAAGAGATGCGCCGCATAGGTATCCACCACGGCCCGCGTGTGATTCACGTGCACAGTTCTGGCCAGACGGTCAGCAAAGAAGGACTGAGGCTCCTTCTGGTGCCGGAAGATGTAGCGGTCCACGTATGGGCGGCCACCTTCGTAGCAGAGGCGGTACTCAGCCCATTCTTCGGCGTGTTGTTTGTAGAGCGGGTGCGCGATTGGCATCAGCGTATCGTGTATGGAGGTAGAGGACCCAACGGGGTCCGCATTCGTTTCTTTGCGTAGTAAGACAGCAGCACGGCATAGAACTCATCAGCGTGGCCGTAGGCGTCTTTCTCGGCCTTGTAGGTGATGTTCTTGTCCGTCGTCTGAATCTTCTGGATCTTTGTGAATGCGTGTCGCAATCGGTAATCATCCACCGGTATCTTGAACTTCCGTCGCTCCATGAGGAGTCGAATCTCTGGAATGAGCTCGTACACCTCAGCCCATTGACCACCTTTGACAGCGTGCACGGTTCTCTTCCCGAACTCTTTAACGAGGTCCTGGCTAAGCTGTGCGCCCTCGCCCGTCGCATCGGTGCCAACGGATGCGTAAGCGTGTTGGCGAAGAATGTCTTTGATGTCGACGAACTGCGGGCTGTAGTCCCGTGTAGTGCCAGCTGCCTTGATGGTGTGGAGCAATCCAGCGGCGAATCCATCACGCGGTAAATCGTGGCCGTTCGCGAGTATCGACGCGTCCTGCGTAGAGCCCAGGTCAATACCGGCGTAGCGTAGACCGTAGTTTAGTAGACCGTCATCCACATCGTCTTGCGAGTAACCACAACGCCTGATGAGGTCATGGCTGAAGTACTGGTTGATGTCGGACAAAAACTCGCAACAAAACTCTTGTAGCCAAACGTCCTCCGGATAGCGTTTGCGCATCTCGGCCGGGTCGACCGGGAAGCCTTCTTCAGCGGCCTGGTAGATATCCACCTTGTACCGCTTCCAGTCTTGGTAGATGCCCTGAGGGTCCGCCCAAACGTCATAGAACGCTCCGGATGCTCCAAACGGCGTACCCACCAAGATGAGCCGGAAACGCGAAGACGTTTCACCCACGGGCGAGGCCGCCTTCCAGACCTCTCGATCAGCCTTGTAAATCGGGAACTCGTCCAGGATGATCGTTCCAGTCCTGGAGCGCACCTTGAGCGCCGGCATCGGAATGATGCGGCTGCCGTTGTTGAACTCGATCCCCGTGACGTTTCGGCTCTTGATGCCGAGGTCCACCCCGAGCATCTTGAAGACGTCAATCCAGATGCTGATGCGCCGCAGGAGCTCCTTTGCGTTCGTGTAGCTCGTGCTGCAGAGGTAGACGTCATGATAGGCCGTCTCAATAGCCAGCAAGATGCAAAGCACACACACGGCTTCCGAGTAGCCGATACGCCTCGACTTCAGGATGATGATGCGGTTGCTATCGTCTTGGAGGAGCTTTCGCTGGTACGGCCTGAGGTAGTCTTTTAGAACGCCATCAAGGCTCGTCATTTGGGGTCCAGGCCAAGCATTTCGCGCACGCGTCGGGCTCGCTCCTCATTGCTCAGATTGTCGTCATCCGCTCGACCTTGGTCGCTTCCTGCAGCGGTCGGTTTGAACTTGCCACCAGCAACCTGAATTGCTGCGATATCAAGGGCCCACTTCGCGGGGCCCCGTGTGACGGTTCGACGGGTGATCTTCTTCCCAATCTCTTTGCCGTCTTCGTCGACAACGAACTCTTCGGTCACCCAGGTCTCGGTTGGGCCGGCGATTGCCTCGAGTAGACGCTCGCGGAATGCGGCCTCAATGGCTTCGTCGTCGATGTTCGCATACGTGTCCCAAGCTTCCTGAATGAAGGGGGCTTCAGGGGAAGTTGGCAGGAACCAGTTGTAATACGTGTTCCGGTCGATGCCGGCTTGTCTGCATGCTTCGGAAATGTTGCCGGTGCGCGAGAGTATCCGGCACAAGATGTCGAGTTTGACTTTGACTTTTGGCCGCTCAATGTTCGAACGGCTATGCGCTTTGCAATACTCACCAACCTTTGCCGCGCGTTTGCATCGGATGCCCTGGCGCGTGGTTGCGGCACACTGACGTTTCGCGTGCATGTGTCTCTGTGTAGTTTGTCTAAGCTTTTTCGGTGTGGCCTTTAGCCCTCTTTGGCGTGTGCCTCTATATAAGAGCTGCAGATTCCCCACTTTTTGAAGATTGGAAGGCGCTCAGAGGCGCTTGGGTGTTAGCGTTGCGCTTGGTTTACACAATCAACCGGTGTAGCCCAAATTATTGGCTGCGTTGGAAACCAGCAGCGGGCAATGGCGCTTTTTGTAACGGCTCTTCCAGATCCCCACGCCATTCGCGGTATCCCGCTGGCGTCAGATTCCAACTGCCGTTAATTTTACCCTCTACAAGTCCACGCGCTTCCAAGTCTTTGAACACGATTCCCAACGTGTTCCCACCATCGATTGCCCGTGCTTGTGCAAGCGGCACTTGGCTTGTGACGTCCTTTTCCTACGCTGCCGCCAACAAATCCATTAGTGCGCCTTCCACTGACACAATTTTTTCCTTAGGAATCACGTCTCCTCCATATTCAATTGTTGAACGCTCAGATTAGATCCAATTACGACTGCTGTAAAACCCCGATGGCCGCCTTCAAGGCCCTAAGCTCGGCGAGTTCTGCCTCGAGTTGTTCCAGGCGCTTCGTCACCCACCGTTCAGCCTCAGGATTCCCTTGCACCTTTCTCGCTGCCTCGTAGACTTTCCGCGCCCGAGAAGAGGGTACTCCGTGAGCATAGCCAGCATCACGAGCTGCTTCACGGGCTCCAAGCCCCTCGAGTCTCAGGTGAACGTACACTTCAAAGAGCTTGGGTTCGCTCTCCGGAAGCTCCTCAAGTCCCAGCTCCAACGATTGTTGTTGAGGGTTCACGCCGCACTCTTGCCCCTTGCGCTCTTTCGTGAGCGGGTCTTTTTGGACTTCGCCTTCCCTGGCTTGGTTTTCGGATTGAGTTCGGCTTCGCGCTCCCAGGCACGTCGTGTCGTGTACTCGAAGTCGGTATACGGATTGACCTGGCTCGGAATCAGCAGCTCGTCTTCGTCGAGCTCCTCTTCGATGAAGCCGTCGACTTCTTTCACCACCCGATTCACGTACTGTCTGCTGAAGTCGTGGTTCTGCTTCTGGTGGACCCTGTGACGTACCCAGCATTCCCAACGCTTTTCCCCTGCCCGCTCCTTCGCACGTTCGAAAACGGCCTCAAGTGCGCGCTTCTGGCTGATGCGTTCCAGGTAGACGGGATCACCGTGATTCGACGATTGAACCACCATGGCCAGGCGCTCGTAGTCGACGGCCGGCATCCCCTGCAGGGCTTCGCATGCGTGTAAGTAACATCCGAGCGCGTGGATCGCGCACGTGTAGATTTCGATTGGACGGTCTTCCATGACCGCGTTCGTCAGCGTGAGCGAGATGTTCATCTCGTTCATGTCTTTTCACCTTTTTCTCATCTAGGGTGACACTATCGTGGATTTTTGGCAAACCCCTCTTCCTGTGTTAGCCCTGAATAGCCCCTGAAGAAGAGCCAATGATTTTTACACGCCAAAAGATCGTACTTGCAATCTTGGAGAAACACGGAACGGTTTGCGAACCTATCCGTTTAGTCAAACTAGCCTTTCTGCTGCGACATTTGCTGGACGCAAAAACGCAATCAACCTTTTATAGCTTTATCCCTCACAAGTACGGCCCATTTTCGTTCGGTCTCTATCATGACCTAAATAAGCTGCAGGAAAAAGAACTTATAGTGCATAGTGATGAAGGTTGGTCCGTCAATACGTTGAATCCTGTTGTCTTGAGGCGAGAAGAAAGTCACGCAGTGGAGAGGCTGTTTCGGAAGTATGAAAGCTGGAACACCGAAGCGATTGTAGACCATGTTTATGAGAAACACCCGTGGTTCACAGCTCGTGCCAAAGATCATTCACGCCGGAAAGCAAATCTCCCCAAAGTGGGCAATGCTGTCTACACATCGGGCTACGAAGAAATGCAAGTGGATGAGTTTTTAAACTCTCTACTGCGCGCCGGCATTGAAGTCGTTATTGATACCCGCGCCAATCCCGTTTCACGCCGTTATGGGTTCCACAAGTCCACACTAACTCAGTTAGCCAACAATTTGGGGCTAGTCTATCATCATGTGCCCCAGGTCGGTATCTCGAGTCGGGCGAGAAGAGGCCTTGGTGAAAGTTTGACGTATGAAGAATTATTTCGCGTTTACCGGCAATCCACTCTGGTCGAAGAAGCGGAGACAGTCGCCGAAATTTGCGAATTGGTATCTAAACGACCAACAGTGTTGATTTGCTCCGAACGGTGCGCCAGTTGTTGTCATCGGTTACACTTGGCTGAACTCGTCGCCAAACGAACGGGGCTAGAACAGATTGAATTGCGCCAACAATGAGGAGGGAGAATGCGCAAAGAGATACTAATGACCGTCCTAACCTATCCACATCCTTCAGAGAAGTATGACGAGTTGATATGCACCGCTGGTATCTCCGACGGGCAGTGGATTCGGCTTTATCCTATGGCGTACCGCAATCTGCCCAACGATGTGCGCTTCCGAAAATATCAATGGATCACGGTAGATGTGCAAAGGCCTAAAGCACATCAAGACAAGCGCCCCGAAAGCTGGCGGCCCGATCTTGGTACCTTGGAGATTGGTGAGCACATAGATACAGCCAAACAATGGCTGCGAAGGCGTGAGATAGTTGACAAATTGCCTCACCACACGCTCAACCAACTCAAAGAATCGTATGACAAGGATTTGACGTCGCTAGGCATTGTGCGGCCAGCTGAGATTCTAGACCTCAACATTGAAAAAGTGGAAAGAAACTGGAAGCCAAAATGGCAAGCAAGGTTTGATCAACTGAATTTGTTTGAACAACACAAAAGACTAACAAAGATTCCCTATAAGTTTTCATATGTGTTCACATGTGAGGATTCCGATAAACCGCACAAAGCGATGATCGAAGACTGGGAACTGGGAGTCTTGTTTCTTAAGGAAGTCGAGAATAAGGGCTCAGAGGAAGCCGCAGTGGAAAGCGTGAGAAACAAGTTCTTGTCGGAACTCTGCCAGACAGATAATGATACCCGCTTCTACATGGGAACACGTTGGCCATTCAACACGTGGATGGTGTTGGGAGTTTTTTACCCCCCTAAAGCAACCTTGACGCTCTTCTAACAGCGGTCTGCGTTACTCTTCCGCTATCAACTTCCGATACCGCTCGAACAAGTGACTAAGTCGATGGGCTTCGGTGGGGAACCTCTGGGGTCGATATAGTAGATCTACAATACGATCCAATGCTGCATGTGCACGACTCAACTCTACCGGCATAGTTCGTGGGTCATACAGCTCTTCAAGACTGCTATCAGAGAAACTCTTCCGCACATCTAGAACTAGTTGGGCGCTGCGTTCGACGTCAAGACGGCGACGTGTCGCTGGTGTGCTAGGCCATGGAAATGTGTTGTAAACAAGTTTCAATGAGTAACGGTACCTACTCTGGTGACGACCACCAACAGCCCTCAACCACGTCATGTGCATCGCACTTTGAAGGACACCGAAATGGTAAAGCGTGGCGTTAGGTACCATGCTAACCAAGTCACTAGCTATGTCGGGTGGAGTTATAAAACCCAAAGGTACGTAGTCCCGTCTTTCTGATGAAACCTTGGGAATCAACAAACTACCCCCAGACGGAAAATTCTCGACGTGAAAACGTGTAGGGGTACGTGCAAGTCTGCGTGTATCTTCTGATTTGCTCTTCAAACGAAAGTTTTTGACAGCTTCAATACGTTCCAAACATAGTGGCATTTTCGCGAGTTCCTGAGGTGTACAATCACCTAACCACAGGCACCATCTTTGATACTTCTCGCCCTTCAAGAGTTCGTTTGTCCCAAACCAGCGCCGGAAATGGCTGCGTGCGCCCGGCTCTCGTTTCAAGAACTCTTCCATTTCAGCCTTATAAAAAAGATAGTTGCCATCATCGATTGGCTTGTTTCCTATTCCAGCCTTTGGGACTTTGCACAGAGGAGTTCTTCGCGCAGTTACGATGATGTCTTCCTCGGTAAGGTATGGCGAAATACTCTTGACGTAGACGAATCCTCCAGGTTGCCATAGGCGTTTAGTTATTCCCGTAGTTGAAAATCCAACAATTACGCAATCTACAGCGGCCTTACCTGCTGATGCACTCGTCCATGTAAACGTTGGATATGCGAAATCAATTTCGAAGCCATCGGAGAGCAAAGTGGGCCAGAGCACACTCACTTGCTCGCCCTGAGTTATCGAATTGGTCGCCACGAAGGCTGTCCGTACGTGAGGATGAAGAATCATATACTCGCGAGCAAGCTTGAACCAGCTCGAAACAAAATCTAGGAGACCCGCATTTTGCCAGCCTTCAAAAACTTTGGACATAGTTTGTCTTTGGGTTTCACTCAGATACTTTGCGCCTTTGAAGGGTGGATTGCCAATAATGAAGTCAACCGGGTAGCCACCGGTTAGAGTCAACCACTCGGTGGTGAGAGCGTCGTTGTTATGGATGCTGGGACTAGAGGAGAGCGGTAGGCGGCGAAAGTACTCACCAAAGGCAGCAGCGACTTCAAGGTTCATCTGGTGATCAACTAGCCAAAGCGCAACCTGTGCAATTTGCGCAGGAAACTCCTCCAACTCAATGCCACACATCATGTCTACATTTAGCAACACAAGGGTCTGGATGTTAACGACGCGCTGACCATGCTTATCTAGCGCGTTCAGAATCTCCAATTCAAGACGCCGGAGCTCGCGATAGGCAATCACCAAAAAATTCCCGCAACCACAAGCTGGATCAAGTATGCGAACACTTGCGATGTGTTTGTGCAGTTGCGTAAGGTCACGCACGGAGCCTTTAACTTTCTCATACCGCTCCCACAACTCGTCGAGGAAAAGCGGACGTATCACCTTTAAGATATTCTCTTCTGAGGTGTAGTGCGCACCTAGATTCCGCCGTTCCTCTGGATTCATCACACTTTGAAACAGTGATCCAAAAATGGCCGGGCTTATACCGGACCAGTCTACCCGGCATGCCTCGAGTAAACTCTCACGCATCTGCGCGTCAAAAGCGGGCGGCCGCAACGTCTCTGCGAAGAGTTTACCATTCACATACGGCAGGCGCGCATAGTCTTCATCGAGTGTGCTCATGCGGTCTTGAATGGGAGTGTTGAGCGTGTCAAAGACATGACTGAGCACGCCAGCTAGATCACGACCATCGCTCGACGACTTGTACTCGACGATGTCCTGAAACTGGTGACTGTTAAAGATGCCTGTATCTTCTGCGAAGAGGCAAAAAAGCAGTCTGACCAGATACACTTGGAGTTCATGCCCTGAGTAGCCGATCTCTTCCATTCTATCGTGGAGCCGTCCCATCTTTTCGGCCGCTTCAATATTTACCGGGTCTTGCTCACTGTGGGTACGTGTTTGATAGCCAGCTATGAAGCCGAACAGATGAATGTTTTGAGCAAGTTCTTCCAGCTTGAATTCGTGGGTGGCTCGCGTTTCAACATCATGCAAAGCAATGCGTGCGAAGTCCGAAACCATAACGAACTTTGGCAATTCCGCATCGTCGAGTCCGCTAAAATAGTCGAAAGCTTGATCGATGGCAGCATTTAGGTCCTTACCGGCTGACTTCATTTCAATGATTAGCTTTCCCGGCCAAAACGCATCGATAAAGCCTGTGTTGCTGTTTAGCTTCTTAACCGCGTGTTCGAATGATGAAACGCGTTTCCGGTTTATGCCGAACACAGCAAAAAACTCATTGACGAACGTTTGAGCTTCCGCTCGTTCGCGTTTTGTCCCATGCCATTCGTGAACAAATGATGTCGCGTTGGAGCGAATGTCAGTCCAACTCAAGGGTTTTGAAGGTGTCATGCGCGCGTCCAAGAAAATACAAGTACAACCATTGTCATGCTTCGCCTACTTGGTCTTCCAAAGCAGCACCTGGGAACCGGGCGGCGAGCTCCTCGAAGAACGGCATGGCATTTAGCTCGTAGGTGTGTTCACCCACGCGGAACTTCATAGTCATCTGGCAGGGAAACGCGCCTTGGTTTGGGGAGAACGCTGGAAAGCCATAGAGCTCGTTCTTGCCGTTGTCGTTCACCAGGTAGATGTCTTCGCCGCTCTCGGGGTCCTGGAAACTAATCTCAATGTTCCCCTTGATGCGATGGGCGTGTTGCCAGAGTTGGATGAACGATTCGCGCGAGGTGCGCTCGAATTCTTTGAAGCCACTGAAATCAATCATTTGTCTCTCCCTCTAGTAGTATTTTACGCCGGCGAAGTCCCCGTTGATGTCCACTTCTGGCATAACGAAGAGCATGTCAGGGTTGTCTATCTTGAGCGTAAACACATAGTTCTTTTCCTTCTCCGTATCTATCATGATGGCTTTCAGGCTCTTTAGACGCTCTTCCGAGTATTGATATTTGCACTCTAGCAGCCCTTCAAAGAAGCGGTCGGTTTCGTCCAGGGCAATCAATGCGGTTGTCTTGCATTGAGCTGATTTGATGGCCACATACTTCTCGTGTTCTTTTTGGCCAAACTTCGCAGCCGCGGCCTTGAGCTCGGCGCGGTAGGTTTCACGTTCCATTTGTTTGAGCTCTTCGTCCTCACATCCAAACACAAACAGTGCCATCGTTAGGCAACATGTGAACTTGTAAGCGTTTCTTACAAGTTGAACCGTCCGACTATTCATCGCTTCCTCCATGTTGTTGCACGTTGTCCCCAACGCGTTTAATCTTATGGACGTTATTACATCAACAAAATGCCGTCGACAATCAAGAGGATTTGAATGGCAACTTCGAGCGGGCTGCACGCCATTCGGCGGGAGTAAACCACTCCTTTTCGACGGGCGCCCAATGATGTCGGCAATCGACACCGCCTCGCATAATGTGGAGGAGTTCTGGTCGTTCACAATCGACCTTCAGCATCTCCTCACGGGTCAGAACCTTGTCAACAAGTCTTCGGCAGAGGGGACCAGTCGCATCATCATCAGGACCATTATAGACCCAGAACTCATAACGGGATTGTTTGGCCCAATGCTGGTTCTGAGACCAGATCATTTGAAGGGTATTGAACAGCGAATCCGCTTCCTTTCTCGGGATGCCAAACTCTTCACCAAAACTCTTTGCAATCCGGTAGCCGTAATCAAGGTCAAGGACCGACCTGCAGGCGGCCTCACAAAATGGCTGACGAAGTTCGTCAGGCAAATCCTCCAAATACTTGCTCGTCTCCCAGAGTTCCAAGAAAAGTTCTTCAAGTTCAGTGTCAGTGATGGTTTCTGCGCTGTACCGCTTTCCCATAAAGTCCCCTCACTTCAAGACCAGCCTGAAGATGCCAT